TCGCATTGGTATTCTATTTTTAGATTTATCATTCGATGTATTCTTCCACTCTCTTTCTTTTCCCTTCTCAGCAATAATATTAGGTTTGTATTTATTTGATGTTTCTTTAATATCCCAAGTATCTGGATAAAGAAAACTTAAAACCCTATCTAACGATCTTGGTTTTATTTTCATCATGTTAAATAAATTTTCATCCCAACGAACATATGTATTTCTACTATTAAACTTAGGAATGTTTGTTGTCTTATCAACGGTATTAGAAACTATGATACCATTATCGTTTTTTTTTACAGTTGTAGCCACATAATTGTTTAAAAAATCATCTTCAAAAACAGCAAATGAAATATATAAAGCCTCTTTTTGATTTATTGGGGATTTACTTTTATGTGTAAAATTTTGATAAAAAACTCCAACTAATTTTGAATAATTATCTATTAAAGGTGCATTTGAATCTGGAGTAGTATTTGAATCAAAAAACTTTTTTATATTTTTAGACCTTTCTTCTCTTGGTATTGAATTCCAAAGATATTTTCTTGAAAGTTCCTCTTTTACCAATTTCGCTCCCTCTACAGAATTATTTAGATATTTTAATAGTATTAAATCTTCCAACACATTTGTAAAGATAAATTTTAAATTATTATCTTCACTTACTTCTTTATCTAATAACTGATAGTTAGACGATACAATTTCTAATGTACATTCAAATGATTGATTTTGATTTATATTAACATCATACTTGGTTACCTGACCACTAACAGTAGTTGTAAAACCACTTTTAATTTTATCATCATCATTGTAAATTGTATCATAAAAATTACCCATTTCTAAATCTGTATTATTTATAAAATCATTTGGATCATATAAACTAAAGGCTTTATCAGACCAACCAAAGTCAACAAATATATGAGAACCTGGTTTTAAGAAAAAAGGTAAAAAGGTTCTATCAAAATCTTCTTTATTATGAACTACAAACTTAACAACCGTTCTTCGTAAAGCACCTAAAGAACCTTCTGCTCTTGAAGTTACTTCTGTTACACCAGCAGCAGGTTTTAATAAAGGATTATTACCTAGTTCCGATGGTGCGCCATAGTATTCTTGCATTATAGGATCTAATTCACTTGATTCATAAGAATTAAAACTATTATCATTAACTATATAAACCGAATTTTTACCATTTCCAATCGGTTTAAATTCAGACGGATTATCTGGATCTTTTTGTACCGAAACAACATTTACAGCAGTCCACATTCTAGCATATGGAGTTCTATCCCCAAGATATGTTTGTGTGCTAGAATCAAAAGATGTATCACTTAAAGGATCACCTGGTTGTATGTCAAATGTACCTTTTTGTAAATTTTTAAAATATTCTTGTATTTCAGGATCTATATTAGAACCAAAAATCTTTTTACTTAAATCCATGTTATTTTAATTTTGCTTGTTCTGTTGAAACCGGCACCCTCAACTGAGTTCCAGCCTCAATGTTATTGGATGATAAATTATTTACTGAAGCAACATACCACCATAGTTCAGTTGTTCCGTAATACTGTTGTGCTATTAAATCACACCTATCACCTTGTGTAGCGATAAGAAGAATATCAGAATTTTTATTCTCATATTTTGGAAAACGTGCTGTTCCTATGGAAGTAAATCTTTTATTTTCAATCTTTGTTACATTATCGTATCTACCCATAATTATGCTCCGTAAAATTTACTATTCATCTGCGGTGGTTTTTTACTTAATATCTGATAAGATATATTTATATCAAATAGTCTTGGCAATACTCTTAAAGCATCCCAATCACTTTCACCAGGCACAGTATATGATATTGATTTAATAAATCCAAATTGACCTTGTTTTCTAGTTCCAATATGAGCCATATAAAGTTCCGTAAATGGTGGTTTCATTCTAGTTTGACTATCTAAATTGTCGTCTAAATCATACTCAGGATAAGCCAAACTTGTTAATTTTTCTAGCTTATCGTACATCAATTTCTGTTCTATTAAGTTAGCAGGATGAATCTTTAAATTAAAACTTATATCCCTATCAGCTCTTTCATACATATAAACAGGTTCACTTCTACCAATGTAATTTGTAGGTGTGAATGATGGACTAACATTTTCTGTTATACCGGTTACAAATCCCCTAAAATAAATAAATCCTTGATTTCTTAAATCTTTTATTTTTACATAAAAATCACCTTTTTTAGTTGGAGCTATTCGGTCATCAGATTCAGATGTTAGAGCTGGATGTAGAGAAACCTTATCAATATATTTAGTTTTTCCTGGTTTATTTCCCAAATCTATAAAAGGTGTTACCCTTCCCACAACTGGTACTTGACCAAAATCAGCAGCTTCAAGTATAACTCTTAATTTTGTTTCATCCACAACTTGTTGAGCTTCACTAAAAAGAAATTTACTTGCTGGATTATTACCCGTAGGTAAATCTATAGAAAAATTAAGAGCTTTATCAATTAGGTTTTCAGCATGACGAGTAACATTATCTCCAAGATTACCGGATCCAAATCCAATAAGCATTCGCCTAGAATAATCTATACCAGATAAAAGTGGATTAGTTATATCATTTGCACTTGGTGATGCTGGACCTCCAAGTGTAAATCTAGCATTTGTTTCACGATTTTGTATTAAATCTTGAGTTTCTTTTACTTTGGCATCGAGAAGAAGAGAACCTTGTTTTCTTAATTCTAAAGCATCTAAATTATTTTTTTTTATTGTTTTATCTTCATTTGTAGAAGATTCCTGTAACTCTTTAGTTTTAGTAATTTGAGCTTCTCTAAAAGATTTATTTATACTTAAATTATTGTATGCTGATTTTAAATTTTCTAATGCCATAATTAACCTCTAGCTGAAAGTGATTCTGTCCCACTTCCATCAAATTCTACCTCTGCAAGTAATGGAATATCCCTTCCACTAATACCTCCAGTTGAAACATTAATATTCATATTTCCACCACCACCTACTGAACCACCCCCTCCACTAAATGTAGAACTAGTACCGGTTGGACCAGTAGTTGATAATACCGATTCCATTGGGTTTAATCCCCTAGCACCTTGTGATATACCACTTATTAAATTTCCTATTGGAACTAAAGCAAAATTAAGAGCCTTAGCAATTAACATCAAAGGAGGACCAATTGTATTAGCAATAGCAACACCAAATATTTTTAATTCGTTCATCGTAGCAGTTAGTTCGGACATAGCATCTTTACCGATTATATCAGCAAATGATTTTGCTGTTTCTCCAGCTAAGATATTTGACTTATCTTGATTGGCAACCATCTTTGCTAAATCACCAAGACCAACACCTATAGATTTAGCCAAAGCCTCTCTCTGTGGTAACATCAACTTATTAAATTCAGCTTCAGTTCCAACTTGTTTTACAACCTCTTTCATAGCGCCTTCAAGGTCATTGGTAAGTGCTAATTCCCTAGCTTTTTGAAAATTAAGTTGTCTACCAAGTAAAACTGATGCTTCTACTTCAGCGCCGATAGATTGTTCAAAATCTAGTAAACCCTCTGCTATCTTTGAAGTAGTATCTAATGATAATCCTAATGCTCTAGCTTGAACAGCCGCTTTAGCCATATTATCACCACCATCTTTAGAAAACATAGCGAATGCTTCTGAAGAACCAGCCATATCCTTTAACACAGCAGATGGATTAACTCTGTTCATAGCAGCTAGTTGAAAAGCACCTTCTGTTAATCTTTCTGCTTGAGCTCCACTTAAACCAGAAGTTGTTTGTAGTATACCACTTAACTTAGCAGCTTCTTCATTTGATAAACCTACTGCCCTAGCAGTATCAATTACTTGAGCAGATAAATCTGCAGCTTCATCTATTGATAAACCAAACTCGGATGATAATTCATTTGTGGTTGCTATAACATCTTCTAAACTTGCACCTATTCCTATTACTGCTTCTTGTGAGGTTAGTAATTCATTCTTAAACCCATCACCCAATACATTTAAACTACCAAATTGTTTTCCTATAGCATCTATTGAACCAGCAAACTTTGAGGCTATGGCAAAAAGAGCAGTAAAAATAATTCCAGCTCCAACACTTAGTTTATTAAATAGTTTCATTTGACCAGCTGCATCTGCACCAGCTATTGCTACACCTTGTTGTTGTGTAAGTAATTTTGTAGCTTGAGAAGTTACTTTTTCTTTAATACCTTTATCTTCTATGTTAAGATTTTTTATTCTATCTGTTAAATCACCTTCTTCAACCAATCCACCTGATATATCTTGATTTAAATTTAATACACCTAACCTTTGAGATTGTTGTTTAAATCCGAGTTTTATAACTTCTTCAGCATTAGTTTGTACTTGTTTTGTTAAATCAGCTTGTTTTTGCTCGTGTTCTCGTACTTTACCTAATCCTATAGCACTAGCAACATTTCCTTTCATTAAGTTTTGTATTCTACTACTTAGAGACTTATTTAGATTTTCTTCAGCTTTTTGAGCATCGGAAGTTGTTTTGGCATATGCTTTATTAACTTTTAGATTTTCTTCAAGATGTTTTCTCTGTTTTAATAATAATTTATCTAAATCATCTTGAGTTTTTTGCTGAATCTTTACTCCATTATTTATTCTATCTTGGATATCTGCTATTCGTTTTGCTTCTTTCTCAGTTAATTGTGCCATTACTATCTCAGTTAATTAATATATTAATAAATATTAAGAAGAAAGTTATTTAGGGTTAAATCTACGAGGAATTGTTGGTTGTTGTTTTGGTTGAGCATTATCCATTTTGTCTTTTTCTATCTTCTTAAACTTCATAAACTCTCTTAAATAAAAGTTTTTTAGATGGACAGGCATAGTGTATACATCGTTAAATGTAAAACCAGGCATACCATAGATTAGGTAGAAAATGGATTGATGTATATCTAATTTGCTAGATGGACTTAGGCCAAAAAAACTCGACTGTAAGCGGTATTGACACGCTCACAGTTTCCTCCCCTATTTGGATTTCCGATGTCAAATCAATATCGGGAGAAATACTTTGTATGTAATTTCTCAATGCTACAGAGTCACGGGCTAACATATTTTGTGAAAATGATGATATGGTTTCTGCCTTATTATCGCCATCTACCTCTGTAATCGTGTAACGAAGTCTTGTAGATATATCTGAATTATATCCTACTTTTCTTGCCTGTTCTAAATCTTTTTCTATTAGTTTTTCTTCTTTACCTGTAAGAAGTTTAAACTTTATTTTGTTTTTTCCAATTGGAGTTTCAAAGTCAAAAGAATTATCTGTGTAATCTATACCACCTGGTAATTCTCTAAAAGGACATTTCGTAAGGTCAAATGTATGTTCTATTTTTTCTTGAATATTATTTGGATTTGTTACTTCTACCGTGTACTCTGGACCATAAGCAAGAATACGAGCAGCAACTAATACAGCGTTCTTATCGCCTAAAATTAAGGTTTCTTGACTTACACCCTTTGTAACAATCAAACTATCTAGTAGTTTATCAATAACCACACCTTTCTTAATAAGGTTTTCAGACATAAGAATATCTTCTTCTCTTGTGGTCATATATTTAAGTTCTAATTTACCTTCAGCAAGTGGCGAGTCTTTTGGATAGACCTTACCACCAGACGGTAAATCAATAATTTCCGTTGGGAACTTATGTTCTGACATTTATAACTCCTTGTTGTATTTAAACAACTATTTTTTAGAATTCAAGTACAGCGTAATCGTATCTAAGTGTCAAAGTAATTTCGACAGGATTAGAATCACTAAAATCCAAGTCACCAAAACTGGCGTCTTGAATATAAGTACCATGTAGTGTCCATTTTTCAATGATATCACCGACTGGTCCTAATACTTGAAAAGTAACATTTTTCTTGTATGTGTCTTGATAACCATCACGACCTGTAGTACTTTCATGATGAAGTCTTACCCATTCTATTACTGAAGAAGCAGCAGATGGGACTATCGGGTCATAAAGAGTTATCTGTAGTGTTTGCCACCGACCTTTACCTTTAACATATTTAGTTACATTCATATGCTCCAATACAACCTCATCAAAAGTTATTTGAGGTCTTTGTGCCGTTTTTATAGTATAAGCTGGGATGCCTGTATCACCAAGCTCCATGATAAAACGGTTCTTTAGTTTTGGTTCATATGGTGTATACCATAACTGTTCTGAGTCTATTACTGCCATTATTTTTCTCCTATAATAATAAATATGGATTTTCCTAAAAATTATTCAGGAAAAGCAGCTCCGGTTGGTTGTACTACAAAATCTAATACGATGAATTCAGCAGTTCTTGTAGGTTGGATAAATATCTGACCTACTAACATGTTTCTATCAATCGTTTCTGGTGTGTTGTTTGAATCATCCATCACCACTCTAAAAGCATTTATACCTTGGTTCGCTTGTACTTCTTCCATGTAAGGTTGAACGGTATTTATAAATTGGTTTCTTAGAGTATTTGTATTTTGTTCAAATACAAGGTTTCTTGATGAACTTGCAACGAATGTTTTTAAGTTAATTAATAATCTTCTTACATTTACTCGGTCAAGAGCAGAAGCTTTCTTCTGTGTTGTTTTCTGTCCAAATACAGTAACACCTTGTCCAGGAAATGTAGCAATCGGATTGACATTTGATTCATAAAGGTCATCACGATTTTTTTGTGTTAATTTTCTGTATGCCTGAACAGCACTATCAATTCCACCTCTGTTTAAACCAGCAGGAGCAAACCAAGGTTGTCCGATTACATCGTTAAAATGATATACCCCAGCAATCACAACTGATGGTGGAACATATCTATTGACACCCAAAGAAGCATCTTGGATTTGTACCCAAGGATAGTAAGCAGCAGCGTAACTTGAGTTACGAGCTTCTGTATTTGTTTTAGCAGTAGCTACATTATCTGTTTTTGAAGTATTATCATAGACTAGAAAACAATCACCTCTGTCTTCACAAAGTTGAATAGCATCACCTATAACTACACTATGATTAGCAAGTTGGTCTACAACTCCAGGTAAAATCAATAAGTTAAAATTATATTCATCTTTATTTGATAATAAACTTATAGCAGTTTTATATCCACCAGTTCCTAGAGTAGCAGAACTTACTGACATATTAACACCTTGTGAATTA